AGACCATCCCAATGACTGTTGTCAGGCTTCTTGTTTTCAGGAATGATTATACCAGAACATTTTTGTACTAGCAATGCAAAGTTAGGATTACGCGCAATAGTAGGGTTATTATTAACTTTTCCACACATTTTCATCAACTCTAATTGCTGTTTTAATTGTGCGTTTTCTGTTTGTACTTCTCTAAATTCTTTTGTGCAGGCCGAACCTAAATACTTTCTCCAGGTAAGTCTTATCGATTGATCATCACTAGGGCTATTATAATTATTGTCAGGATTATAGTGTCGATACCTAGACTCCGAGTCTCTTTGTTCAATTGATACGCTAAGGTCGCCAGTACTACAAGTATTAGTACCGTCATTGAGATACTCATTTCTAGGATATGCTGGAGTTGCACAAAAAGCCAGAGCTGTCAGCATCAAAATAAGAATTCCTGTAAAATAATAATTCATCCTGGCTATCTCCATGCATAATTACCTATTTAAATCCTTAATATCATAACTGTTTTCTCTAACTTGATCAGCTAATTGTCTGTATAAATTTTCTGCCATCTGCCATGTCGCTTCGGCAGAGGACAGTCTTGTATTTATTTCTGCGATATTTTTTTGAGCTTGTTTAAGATCTCGTTCTAGATTTATGATTTGTTGTTCTGATGAATTAATACTGTCAGTTAGATTCACTACATATCGGACACCTGTAAATGTCCCCACAACAAGAGAGGCCACCACTGGTACCATTACTATGTTTTTCTTTAATAAATCCACTAAGTTCATCAGTCATAAATTAGAATATTATAGCGCCTATAACTATACCTACGACAGCACCTATTATATATTCTCTGTGTAATAGCCAAATTGCTAAGGCTTTTTCTTTTATTTTATTTATCATCGTCACTCTCCTCCAAGTTTCTCAGCTTATAGTCATAACTCCCTTCTTCGTGTTCGTCTGTGATCCATTTAGCTGAATTTTCTACGGAGTATATCTTACTAGTTACAAGTCTATTAATCAAGTTTTTGTTTGGGTCAACACCCATTGATGCATCAAACATTTTAAGTCTATTATTTGGCTGTATTGCAAAGTTACCGTCCTCTAATTCAAGAACATGGCCACATTTATGTTGGTCTGGTTTCTCTGCATAACCAAAATTTAATTCGTTAAAGTCTCCTGCACACCAATCAATTGTAAATAAATATTTACCTTTACGTTTTACTTTACGTCTTGATGTATATTGCATAGTAGCACCAGCTAATTCATAGAAAGTTGTAACACTTACATTGTAACTAAAACTGTCCCACATAACTACTTCATCAAGAGGCAGTTCTTTTACTCCAGGTTTTGTACAGAACGCAGTGATAGGTGCTCTCCACCATAAACCACCATCCTCCATTAAGAAATGAAATAGCGGAACTCTGTTTGGTATAGAACTAAAACCAAATACCCCTACTTCAAAATATTTATCGTGTGAATCTTTTTGATCTCTAAGATAGTTACCCCTGACGTAACACTCTATTACAGGTATGTTTGCATTTAAATAAGCCATAGTTATCCATTTATATCTCCCCAGTTGTCTCCATATTCATAGTCAACTTTGTTAGGGACTTCTAGACTAACAGCCTGTTCCATTATTTCAATTATTTTTTTTGACTGTGCGTCATCTTCAATTGATAAATCTAATTCATCATGTATTTGTATGTGCGGTATAATACCTTCTTTGTATAATTCTAACATAGATTTTTTAGTCATGTCAGCTGCACTACCTTGTATTAATTTATTTAATGCTTTGTATGTGTAAGCACGTTTAATCCCTGGTCCATGTTCCCTGAGTGCATCTTCGTGAGACAATGCTTTATGCATACCAAATTGATTAGGTTCCCATAGATGAAACCTGCATAGTCTGCCAAGTAAAGTTCTTATCTGGCCTCTGTCCTGTGCTCTGTTAGATGCTTTCTCCATTAGTTGTTTTACAAATGGTACACGTGAGTGATACGTGTTAAATAATTCTGCAGCTTTTTCTTTTGTTACACCAAGCTCTGCTTGTAGCTTTGCTTTACCCATACCGTAAAATAATCCCAGGTTAATTGTCTTTGCTTGTGACCTAGGTATCTGAGCCATGTCAGCTACTGTTTGGTGAAAGTCTGCGCTAGAGTCATTGTTGTAAGACTCAATAACATCATACACTGACGGTAGTTTATACAAAGATGCATAGTGCACTACTAGTCTTGGTTCTTGTTGTGAATAGTCAAAACAACCCCATTTACAGCCCTTTTCTGGTATAAATAAGCTTCTTATTTTTGGTCCAAGATCCTTATTTCTTGCAGGTATTTGCTGCAGATTCGGATTCTGGTAGGAGAACCTACCAGTCACCGTGCCCCCGGTTTGTGATCTAAGCTGATTTATTTCAGCATGTATTCTACCCTTGTGTTCATAACGCAGAATAGAATCTAGAAAAGTTGTGTGTGCTTTGTTAATCTCTCTTGCCTGTGCAATCATATTTACGACAGGATGTTTATGTTCTTGTAAAAAATTTTTTGTAAAACTAGGTGCTTCTGTTTTTTCTGTTCTTGGATATTCTAATCTCAAAATGTCAAAAACATTTGCAATAGATCTAGCTGCCCAGATCTGTGTATCAATATTTGTTTCACCTTTTATTTTGTGCAGTAAATCTTGTTCTGCTTTTTTAAATTCTTTTTTCATTGCGTGTGCACGTTCTATATCTACACGGACACCTTTGAATCTCATGTCAACAAGACATGGAAACAATTCTGTTTCAAGATCAAATATATCTTCTAGGTCCTGACTAATTATTTCTTTTTTCATCTCTTGCCATAAACCAAACGTTGCCTCTGCATCTCGTTCTGCATATGCACCAACATGCATTGATGGAAGTTTATACATTTCTGATTTTGGATCTATGCCCCACTCTTGTGCAGCCTCTGCAAGTGCAGATTCGTTTTTACCATAGCCAAGATAATGCCACGATAAACTATTGAGATCATAACGAAATCTATTCTCATCAGTCACAGCTGCAGCTATCATGGTACAAACTATGTCACCGTTAATTTTAAAACCCATAGCACGCAACCAACATACGTCATAGATTGCGTTGTGAAATATTTTTGTTGATGGTGCTTCCAATACATCTTTTAACCAAGACAATACTCTTGACTTGTCCATGTTACCACCACCTTCGTGAGCGATAGGAAAATATCCTTTGTAATGTTTTGTTGCAACTGCAATACCTATTACTTCTCCATTACCTATCACGGCACCTGATCCTTTTTTAATTAGATCAGGATCTTTTGTTTCTAAGTCAATTGCAATTTCATCAACCTGTCTTAGGTCTGGAAATTCTGTTGGCTTTAACCATTCAGTTGGTGCTTCAAACTTAGGTATCTTCATACTGCTAAATAACAAAGAAGACACAAACATGTAAACAAACCCATGTACTCTGGTATGCGATTATTTGGTTCCATAGTCCCTTTCGATTATCATTTCTAAAAAATGCATTGCTTTTAATATATCTTGCTTCTTTCCCTTATCCCGATGTCTGATAATATATTTTATAGCACAACCCTCGGGATATAACAACTCATTCTCGACTACAAACTTACTAGGTTGAATTTTATATTTTTGGTAGTGAACCCCGCCGTGCTGCTTATCCCAAACTTTCGATGTCATATCCTTTCTCCTGTTGTTTTGCTGCCATGATGTATAAATGTTTTCTGGTTCTTGTTACACCCACATACCAGACTCTGTGTTCTTCATCTGCTTTCTCTTCACTCTTTTCTACTGCTTCACGTATCTTTTTTGTATTGTCTACAATCAATAATACATTTGTTGCTTCACCACCTTTTGCTGCGTGTATGGTGGACAGTTTTACGCGAGCAGGACTATTTAAATTTTCTCCATTACGTAACATTTCCCTAATGTATAAACATTCTTCTGGATCTGCTTTGAATACTTCATACCAATTTTGATCTAATTTAAAACCAAACTCAGATAAGTTATACATTCTTTCTTCTGTCATAACCCATTCTGATTCTAAAAATTCAAACAAGTCTTTGCACTCAGACAAAGATAAATCATCTCCGTGAGTCCATCTGGTATAATTTTTAATTGCTGTATACAATCTAACCTTATAACTCTTTTTACCTTTTATTTCAAAATAAATGCCCATGTCTTTTAATGTTGGCTTTAATTTTAAAAGTTTGTCGTTTGTTCTTGCTAGAACCAACCAATCGCCAGACCACAATCCTACGTCTTCTATTGACGTGACATGTTCTACACTTTCCTGCATCCATCTTTCTCTTGGCAGCCAGTTCTTTTTAATACGTCTTTCATCAGGTATTCTGTCTAATATTTTATTTGCAAGTTCTTGCACACAACTTGGAACCCTGTAAGATATTGGTAACACTCTGCTCTTTGCTGGTTCATCTTGAAATCTTTTTACATCTGCGCCTGCCCAACCGTAAATGGCTTGATCATCATCTCCTGCTAGTATAACATGTTTAGAATTTTCTTTTAGTATGTCATACATTTTCCATTGTATTGGCGATAAATCTTGTGCTTCGTCTATAAAAATTACATCATATTTTGGACACAATTCGGACACATTAAATCTTTCAATCATGTCTGTGAAGTCTACTAGTTTGTAAGCATCTTTATAGTTATCAACTTCATCTTTTAAGATTTGTAACATGTGTTTGTCTATGTCCTCTGAATACATATCGGTGTTGTATTCTTCTTCAATAGATATGTTTTTTATTCTAGCTGCATTTATTATGTTAAAGTATTCGCTATCAGAATCTATGAAACCAGTCTTCTCTTCTCCGTTAGAATAAACTGTAACCTCTATACCTAATTTTCTACCTATGTCTTCGTAGTGTTCGTCTTGCATAACCTGTGATTTTTTTAAACCTAATCTATCAAAGGCAAGTGAGTGCAGTGTCCTAAAATGTTTTAAATTTTTTTTCTGTAATTGTGGAAATGAGTCTAACATTCTATCTATTGCTTCTTCTGCAGCTTTCTTTGTAAAAGCAAAGTACCCTATCTTGTCTATTGGTGTGCCTAACTTCTTAAAAGTTTTAACATATTTTATGAGAGTTGTTGTCTTACCTGTTCCAGGTGGACCTAATATTTTTCTGATCACATTATCTCCGTCTTATGTTTTATTTTTGTATGATTTATTTTTATATCTTCAAACTCGTCTATGCTTATCATCACAATATTTTTTGTAGGTGTATTGTATTTACCTTTTTCTTTTGATGGGAATCTTTTCTGTTCTAGAAATTGTATGTCACATTTTTTGTAATTTGTTTTCATCATTACACCAGTCTTATCTTCACCATACTTCCAATTCTTTGATTTTAATTTTTCATAAAACTTATCAAATTTAAAGTATGCATAATTCTCTTCGATTAGAACTGTGCCTGATTTAAAACTAGAATCATTTGTTGCCTTAGCACCATTTATCTTTGCATGTAATACGTCGTGTAATTTTTCTTTTGGTGATGTGCCTATTGGCGGGTGTACAATTTTTTGTGTTTGATACAAAGCCTCTAACACCATCTGGTCCTCATCACCTTTTATTATTGGTGGTGGGAATCCTGCAGCTCTGGATATTGCATTTCTACGTTTACGTTGATCGTTAAGATGTTCTATGGACTTACAATGCACGGTTGCTGTACCGATACCATCTGGTTTCGTTACATCAAATTCATACTCTGGCTCTGGATCAAGATCTATTTTTTTTAAGTTTGTTAATACAGGGTATGCACCCTTAGATCCTGCAAGTATACCAAATTTCTTTTTAACACATATACCCTTCTTACAATGTTCACTAATAGGACTCTGTGTGCATGTAAAACCTTTGAATTGTTTTGACCATGACCTTAGTTTTTGATTTAAGTGTTGTTTGTCCCACGCATTTGCATGTTCTCCTGAAAAATATTTTACTGGTGCATTCATAACTTTTTGTTGCCACGTATCTGGATACTTCATCTTAACAAATACATGGTAGTTATACATAAACCTATCTTTACCATCAAAAGCTGGGTCCTTCATAATCGTAGATAATTTTGCTAGACACGGAGGACCTTCTGTAAACTCATCATCAACACCTTCCATATCTTGTTGCTCTATGGATTCTGTAATTGTTTTTAAATCATCACCACTTACAATATTAGATTCTAAAACTTGTATGAATTGATCAAAATTAAAAGCTGTCCCATCTAGATTTATTGCAACTCTTTGTTCTTTTTTAAAGTAGGGCAGGTTTATAAAGTTACCCTTGTTTAGTTGTCCTGTTTCATTGTCTTTGGTTAGCTGTGTTTGTTTTGGAAATATTTCACAATCTGGTTTTAATTTAAACAAAGGCAACAAATTACTTAAGAAAGATTTTATTAATGCTGCAGGTACAAACTCTGTCATAAATATGTATAGATGTAGTCCACCACTTTTTGATAAGACAGGTATCAAAGGTAGTTTGTATTGTTGAATTACATCTATAAAAAATTTTTTATCAAACTCATCGTAGTTATGTGGGTCAACATCAATGACACCAAATCTTGCTGTTCCATCTTCTGTACATGGTTGAACACCTATTGATTGTGTTCCCTCTAAATGGTTCTTATAGACCTGGTCTGTAAGGTCTTCATCATTCCATCGGTATATCGGTTTTTGCTTTCTACTTTCTGGGTCTATCTTTAGTGTAGACATATCCGCTACACCGTAAGCCTGCCTATAACCTTCAAAAAATTTTATATATTTTTCATCCATAACATTCCTGATGTGGGCCAATCAGTCTCCCTCATGGCCCACACTGTGCACATATTCCCGAAGGAATTATATAATGCTAGCTTCCTTAGGTTTGTCTTCGCCATGTTTAGCTTTTACATTACCTTTCGATATGTTTTCACTAAAGGACTTAGCTTGACCGTATAAGGATTGATCAGTTACTGGACCAGCTTTACTTACTTCCCAACCAAACCATGTGCCTTTGTCATTTGACATCTGCGTGGTTTTTAGTTTGTAAATGTGGCTGAAAGATGCCGGTGTAAATAATCCATTTGCACCCTTCATCTTTATACCAGACATCATTGAATTCCATTTTCTACTAATTTTTAATTGAGTAGATTTCATAGATATCAAAGCTGTTGATGGACTATCTCCCGTTACTATAACAAAGTGAGATG